TGCAACGGTATTATTACCACTCACAGTTACGCCTATACCAATATTAGTTGGAACATTATATATATCTATTGGATATGCCGGACTGTATGTAGGGCCACCAGTAGAGCCAACAACTGTAAATACTTTAGGACGCATTATTAGTTCCTTATTAACCGAATGTTACATCTTTTCTATTAAAAACTAATTGTAACTGATAACTAGTACTTATACTCGCTGAAACAGGCAAGAAAGTTACAGAATAACTTAAATCTGCATTTGCAGCACCCGTCACTACAGCACAAGCAGATGCTATAGGAGTATAAGTCCCTAAGCCAACTGTAGTTTGTCTTACTATACCACCAGCAGAACCAAAAGCAGTAAATGAAAGTAAGTTAGTACCAGCAGCAGATACTGTTATTTTATCACTAACAGTAGCAGAGCCATTTACTAAAATAAATAATTTAGCATCAAGATTCTGAGTTCCTTGTGGGAAGGTCCCAGTTTGAGTCACGGCAACTGCACCACCCGTTGCAGGTTGTGCAAAAGTATGTACCCTTGTAAGCTGTACAGGGCTAACACTCTGCAAAGCAGAAGTTATAGCCTGATTGCCTGAGTATATATTATCACCAAATATAGTCATTTTATTTCTCCTATATGATGATTAAGCGCCTGGAGATGCATAAGTTCCAAGAGGATTTACCGCACCAGTACCAAGCAATCTCATTGCAGAGAATTTAAGGTTCTTAGTGTCAAAATCATTATCCCTATCAAGCATAACTGGGTCAACATCCGTAAATACAAATGCATCAGGAATGTTAGTTTTGATAAACCAAGCATCACTATCAGTAATGTATGGATTAACTATGATCTCAAGAGGCATACGAGAGCTAGAAACTGGATTGATAGTGTTATTAGCAGAATTAACCTCATATTCAGTGCCAAGAATCTTCCTGATAAGCATTTTAGATGCCACAGGAACAATTATTTTTCTTGCACTTGCTAGAATCGGTAAATTCTGGTCATCAACAAAGCTAGAAATATCAATATCAGCCTGCTCAAGGGAAGTTTGAGTTAAATCCGATGCAGTTGAAGGTGTATTTCTCTGAGTTACATTATTAGCCGCAACTAGTTTATGCGCAGAGTTGAATATTGAAAGTCCGTCTGCAGCAAGAGTAGGATTTGCAGCAGTAGAAAAACCATTGTTGTAAAGTGAAGCAACAATTGTTTCTTCAGTTTTACGCATAGATTCAGCTAATTGCTGTGGAATTGACTTGAATTTATCGTATTGGTCATATCTCATCATTTCGTAAGTTATTGTAGAACCTAGTCCATAAGTAAGATTGATTATCTCACGAGGAAAACCTTGGTACTTATCTCTATAAGGAATACCTGCGCCCTGGTCTTTAACACCAGCTAGGCCATAACCTGTTATACCTTGAAATTTTTCAAAGGCTTTATTAGAATCATACTTATCAACCATCTTTTCCCAAAGAGGTTCATAATTATCATAAGTATCACCGAACCATTTTATAATTCCCGGCCATAGATCTTCTGAAAATGCGCCTGTATTCATTACCATATTTATTCTCCTTGATTAATTAATTATATTGCTGCTGTTGGAGAGCGAAGGAAATGGAAATTCCAAGCTACCTCAACACCATTATTTGCACCGCCACCTATAACAGTTTGACCATAAGGTGTATTAATAGTTTCAAATGGAGCTAAACCGATAATCTTAAACAGTTCACCAGTTGATGCAGAAGCAACAAGGTCAACAGCTTGACCAGAAAGGCCAGTTGTTGCATTGCCTGCTGAAACATCAAGCATTACATTGGTAAATAGATTTGTACCGCCTACAGATGTTACGCATTGAACTGTATATAGTTGATTTGGGTCAAGGCAAATATCCGCACGACCTACGCCACCAGATGCAATATATTTAGTATTCTGGAATGTCAATGGACGACCAGCAGTAGTATATACCGCTAGAACAACACCAAGGCCAGCTTTAGTTGGATTTGTAGCCGCAGAAGCAGCTAGAGCCGCACCAGCTAGCCAAGTTACCGCATCACCTTTTGCGACCTCTTTTGCCAAAGCATTGACAGGTAAATTTCTTATGAAACCTACATCTGGTTCTCTGCTTGGTGTAAAGCCGTTTCTTGAATAAGACATTTTTTACTCTCCTTTAGTTAATAACTTTACTTAAATAACTTGCTCACCTTTACGAGAGCTTATAGTAATATTTCCATGAACTGATGCGCCACCACCTTTTTCGTTCATATCTTTTTTTAGATGCGCTGTTAATCCAGAGATTTGTTTTTCATTTTTATCATCATGATATTTATCTCTTGATTCAGCCATATCTTCGGTAATTCTTCCATAAATCCAGTCACGACCTTCTAATACACTGGTTAATGGCTTACCATCTTCAATTCTGTTTGGGTCAATATGAGCAGAATCAGGGTCATTAACACCACTGACAACCTCCCATCCCTCTCTTTCCTTCTTGGCTAAATTATCAGGGTCTTTACGCATCATCCTGTATCTATAGCCATCGTCCTTATTTACAAATTCATTTAAGCTTGCTGGCTTCCATGAAGATTTGCCTTTTTTAATTCCACTTTGTTTTACTGATTTTTTCATTATCTGGCTCCTTTTGATTTAACACTTTCGATTTGCTTTCTATAGGCTTCGATATGTTCTGCATCACTTTTTGCTTTAGGGCCACCGAATTTTGTCCGAACTGCAATTTCACTTTGTTTGGCAGTCATTGTTACTTTACTATTTTTTCTTTGACCTGTCAAATGAGCGGTCATTACATTCTGTTGTGGCGCTGTTTTATTGACTCCCATGCGTTTATCTATCTCCTGTAATTTTTGTTGATATGTAAGATGTGCAAAATTATCTTTTGAAAAAACCTGATGTGCAATTGTAATTGCTTTTACATAATCAGGGTCTGGATCATTTAAATCACCAGTACTGTTTACGGCCCAAGGACGCAATGGTTGACCACTATCATTCTTTTCATTTTGCCAAGCCGCAGTAATAGCCTGTTCTTGCGGGTCAAGTTCTGATGCAAGTTCAGTAGCAGAATTAGCTTGTTGTGTTTTTTGCTGAACATTTTGTTGTTGCTTAGGCTGAACTTTTGGCGCTGTTATTTTTTGTGCTTCTAATTTTATTAATTCTCTATTTAATTTTATTTGTGCATCAATATCACCAATTTCTATTGCATTGCGATATTGTAACATTAACTGGCTTTCTGTATCAGCAAACTTCTCTTGCTGCAAATGATTCGCAACTCCGTATAAACCGTTTTGCAAATCTTCTATTATCTGAGATTGTTGAGCAGCGATCTCTCTCATTTCTCGCAATTGCTCTTTAGACATTTTACCTTCACGGTATAATGTATTTATTCTAGCTTGAACTAACGCAGGGTCATCAGTTTCAGGATTAACATGTCCTTTTACCTCTTGCGAATCATTCTCATTATCTGCTGTTTGATTTTCTTGTAAGACTTCTGTTTGTACTACAGGCTCATTTGATACCTGCGTTTCTTCATTACTCTGTGCTTGTTCTTCCACTTGCATAATCCACTCCTATTAATTAATAACACATAAAATGTCTGCGTCTTGACAGATAAATAAACTTCCATCATCATTCTCCTGACCATCTTTGCCGTATGTAGCATCTAACCACGCTCCGGCATGACGACCAAAAGAAACAGTATCACCTACTTTAAAAACACACTTTCTAAATTCAGTGCCATCTTTATCATAAGCCTCAGTCCAGCCAGCGGTTTCTCCCAATCCTACAATAACACCCACACAAGTTGCATGGCGCTTTGCATTTGGGATAATTATTCCACCTGCTGATTTTTCTTTTATCTCCCTTCTTATTAAAACCCTTAATCTTATTGCCTGTGGTGGAAAAGCATAGTTAGTATCTGTTGTACCATTGATGTTATTAGCCGCAGTAGCAGAAACTAATGTAGCATTATTTATCCAAGCTACAGCAGAAACAACATTAAGATTTGTATCCCAAGGATTGCCAAAGGTATGCTGAACATCTGCAACGGTATTATTACCACTCACAGTTACGCCTATACCAATATTAGTTGGAACATTATATATATCTATTGGATATGCCGGACTGTATGTAGGGCCACCAGTAGAGCCAACAACTGTAAAT